CAATACGTTAATCTTAACAAGGTAACTTACGATACCATTAGAAAAGATAGCTAGACCTACGCTATTGATTACAATTAAAGCTCTATCGTTCCAGACAATAGACACATAGGTCCACCCAAGAATACCCAAGATATGGAAAGCCAGATTATATGGATATATATTCTGACTAGTGAGTATCATTGCCAGTATTAAGATTACTGTTGATACCCACTTTATTTTCCATGTCAAGTCTTTAGGCTTCTCACTCACAAGTTTTCTGTCCGGTCATTGGATCAATGAAACAAGCTTCTGCTTGAGGTTCTTCTTTGACTTCATTGAGTATTCCATATCGTTTACCGTCTGCTCTAAAGGTAGTGATGCCTTTGCAACCCTGCTTCCAAGCATTGAAGTATAGGTCTTTAAACTCATCAAAGGTTACACTGCTACCTACATTGCAAGTCTTTGATATAGCACTGTCTATGTACTTAGTGACCAGAGAGAGCACTGATAGATGTTCCTCTGCACTAATCTCATTAGCTGTCCTACCACTCACGCCTTGTTTAAACGCATAGTCCTCTACTCTTTGGATCTGATGTCCATCAAACTCTTGGATAGTTCTATCATAAAACAAGCTAAATGGAGGTTCTATCCCAGAGCTTACGTTATCAGCAGTCAAGCTTATTGTGCCTGTAGGTGCTATAGAGGTTAGGTGGGAGTTACGTATACCATGCTCTTTGATCTGATCTTGTACCCACGGTGACAAAGTCTTAAAGAACTCTCCATTTGTGTACTTATGTTCATCGTACATAGGGAAAGATCCCTTCTCCTGAGCTAATGTAGAACTCGCCGCATAGGTGTAGTCTCTCAAGGTTGTTAAAACTTCAGTAGTAAACTTCATAAACTTCTTAGACGCATAGGGCATATCGCACATCTCAGCCGCATTAGCTAACCCTGTGATACCTAATCCCATCCTACGTTTGTTCTTAGCTTCTTGCTCTTGCTCAGGCAAGGGGTATATAGTCCTGTCTACTACATTGTCCATAGCTCTTACTACATTAGATATGTCACCTGTAAATAAACCAAAGTCAAACGATTTGTTATGGACATACTTAGGAAGATTAAAACTACCCAACAAACATGCACCGTAGGGAGGTAATGGTTGTTCACCACATGGGTTAGTTGCCTCTATGGTTTCACAATAGTACAGATTATTCATCTTGTTGATAGTGTCTATAAACAGTACACCTGGCTCTGCCCAATCCCATGTAGACCTCATAATCATATCCCATAAAGCCACTGGATCTACTTCCTCATGAACAACTCCTTCAAACTGTAAAGGGAAAGGCTCCTTCTTTTCTAGGCACTTCATGAACTCATCAGTAACACCCACTGAGATATTGAAACCAGTAAGGGATGTACCATCGTTCTTAGCTGTTATAAACTGTTCAATGTCTGGATGGTCTATACGTAAGACACCCATCTGTGCACCTCTCCTATGGCCGCTAGAGGCTATTGTCTGGCACACTGCATCGTATATCTGCATAAAACTAACTGCACCAGACGCTCTGGAATCTAAAGACTTAATACGATTGCCTCTGGGACGTAAGTTACTAAAGTCATAACCTATGCCACCACCTCTCCGCATTGTCTCAGCGGCTTCTGTAGCTCTGCCCATGATAGAGTTCATGTTGTCCTCTATGGTTCCACTTACGAAACAGTTGAATGCTGTGGTTTGTCTAGCCGCACCCATAGCATTCTGTACCCTACCAGCAGGGAGAAACCTGAGATGTCTCAGGGTATCCTTAAAGCTCTCAAAGTGATCTGGAGAATCCTTAAGTGATCCGGCAATCCTAACAATCTTTCCATAGAAATCTTCACCACTTTGGCGATACTTGTTTGAATCAATCTCTATTGATAGTGGTGTAGTCATTCCGTATTGTGTGTTGTCCATTAAATTTTATCCTTAAGTCTGGTTAAGTACCACAGTGCTTTGTCTAAATCTTGCTTAGGATTTCCTTTGTGCTTGTATCTGATAAGATACTTCAAAGCATTTCCTTTAAGGTATCCTTGAAATTCATCTTTAGTCATAGACATCTCAACAATATCTATAGCTTCTACATCTAACATGTTGTAATGAGAAGGGCTGTTCACTAGATCCTGCTCTTCAGGCGGTCCTATGAAGTCTTCTTCATCATCTCCTAACGTAACTAATTCACTATGCATATCCATTAAAATCTCCTAGTTTGTTTATCTTCTGGTGTTTCTTTGATGGGTACTTTCATTATAACACAATTAGTGTTAACATCAAACACTTTCTTAGGTGACATGGTATAATGATAAAATTCTACTTTAGGTGCTGTAGATGCTATACATTCTTCAATCTTTGCACCCACTGGAGCAGGTAAAAGTTGAAAACCAAAAGAACCATCAGAAAATACTAATGTTACAATGAGTACTAATGTGTTCATGACACATTCTCCTAGTTTAAAGACGTTACGTTATCATGTCTTACTTGGTTAAGTCTATAGAGTTTAGGATCACAACTCTCCAACAAAAGTATTAATGCTTGCTTAAGAAAAATCTTTTGCTCTGCGTCAGCTTTAGACATATCTTTTATTATTCGCCTAACTTGTTCAGTCCTCGCCACTAAAATATCAGGAACCATGAAGACCATATCTTCATCTTTATCTTGTTCATCCATCCTGTTCATCCTCCATTTCATAATTTAAATTAACATCGTAGACTTCTCTCAATGCTTCAATATTTTCTTCCACTAAATAATCAAACTGTTCTAATAGTTGTTCAGTAGTTATATTTAGAAGCTCACAAATAAAAGAAGGATCTGCTAACTCTGAGACACGCCCTAATAATCTCCTATTTGATAAAGACATTGGCTATGTTCTCCAAAGTATACCAGCTAAAATTCTCTTTAATACACCATTCTGCCATAGTCATTTTACTCCCTTTTCTTAACTTCTTCTTGGGATTATAAAGTAGAAATACAAGTTGTTGTTTCTTAGTCAAGCAGTCTCGAATAGCTTTGTACTTCTGGACATCACCTACCCTAAAGAAACCTTTAGCTTCAATAAGTATTTCAATGTCACCTTTAGGCCCAACAAAATCAGGTATGTAATTACGATGGGTTGTGTAAGGTACTTTTTTAGTCTCATAACCACAAAGGTCTCCTAAGACCTCTGCGGCTTGAGCTTCAAACTTATTACGGTACTGTTTAGTCTTCACTGGATTTAACTTTAGAGGCTTTAGGTGAAGACTTTGGTACGTCTTTGACTTCTCTTATGAGGGCTTGTGTCATTCCTCCTGTTTGAGAGATGAAGGGACTACCTTGTAGAACCCAGTTATCATTGAGAAGTGCCGTTATTGTTTCTTCAAATCGGTCTGGTCTTGGTGTGTTTACTACTTTAAATTCTATAGCCATGTCAATCTCCTATCATGTTGTTTAAACAGTGTTAAAGTTAAAGGGTAATTTCAGGTACGTTTGGTAGGTGAACTACTTTCGTTAGAAACCTAGGGCCTGTTGAATATGCAAAAGCTCTTAAGTCTGCGTAGCAATGTTTTTTGTATTGGCAATAAGAACACATAGTAGATAGTTTTACATTTCCAGATTTGCCATCTGGCACTGGATATGAACATGGAGAAGGTCGGTCTTCCTGCCCTACGGACTTTTTTACATGAGCAACTCTCTCCTCTATGTCTGCTGAATAATATTCATGCATAGGGTGTTTTGTATCATCCAAGTCATACTCAAGGACCGCTAGAGTACCATTCTGTTTGTCCATAGCTAACCATGCCCACTTACGGTCCCCTTCTGCATGAGCGTAAGCTTTGATCTGATCAACGTAACCAAAATCATCACTCATGGCTAACGTCCCGTCCTTGAACTTTTTCATTCCGAAGGAGGTTGTAGACTTAACGTCAACCACAGTTCCGTCAATTTTACAGTCCATGTGTCCTTTGATACCACCTACTGACACTTGCTTCTGCTCATCAGTAACCTCATGTCCCGTTAGGCGAACAAGCATAAGAAGAAACTCTTCAATCATGTGACCGTACATGAACTTGATTAAAGTTTGAGGTTGTAATTTCTCTCCGGTGTAGTTGTTTACAGAGTACCATTGCTGTAGGTCTGGCTTACCTATGGCAGACAGCCTTAGCTTACGTCCACCGTTATAGCCTCCCTGAGAAGGAAGAAACTCTTTCTTCATAAGGTCCTTCATGCTCTCACCGAACTTGTCTATCTCAGCGTTAACATCAACGCCCTTGGCTACGTTCTTCTGCTTCATAAGCTGGTAAATGTCAGCTACTAATGTGTCTAATGTCTTATCAGTCATGTTTAATCTTTCCTTCTAGTTGGTATCTGAGCATCATGTTGCTCGTTCTGTACTCCCTGCAAGTCTCCTCAGCGTCTCTGGCTCTGTACTTAAAGTGATTAATCAAGCGCTCAAGGTGTCTAATGTCTTCTAGTGTGTATCTGCCCATGTATTACCTACCTTGTATTCCCCATCTAAGGGACATCTTAAGTTAAACTCTAGACCTGCCGCTTTGATACATTCTACTGCAAGCCATCCAAATTTACTAGCGTGTTGCTCC